GCATCAATCACCTTCGTGCGCCAAAAGTCCCTCTTCGCCCCAAAACACTCAAAAAAGTACCCCACATTGCGCCGCGGATTCGAAAACGCCAACCAAAACCGATTCGGCGTGTTTTCCGTGAAAAAACCCGTCGCCACTGCCCAAATCGAGTCATCAATACCCGACGCCTCATCAAAAATCACCATCACACCGTCAAAGTTGTGCACCCCCGCATACGCGTCCGGGTTCTCAGCACTCCATAACCGACCCTCAATCCCCCAATACCTTGTCCCCTTCTTCAAATCCTTCTCCACCAGCTCCGTTAACCACTTCGCAGGCAAAACCCGCGTCGCACTGATCTCAAACCAGTGCGAATTCAACCCCATCGCCAACCACTTCGTAATCTCAGCCCACGTCACCGACCTAAGCTGAGGTTCACTGTTCGCCGAAATGATCGTCGTAGACCCAATCCGAGTCGACAACATCCAAATCACAATCCACGACACCAACGCCGACTTGCCAATACCCCGCCCCGAGCTGATCGCCTGCCTCAACACCTTGTAAGCAATGTCGTCCTCACCCTCATGAGGTTGCTTGGCATCCGTCAAGGCTTTGTTCGCCTTGATGTGCTCCGCCATATCACTGAGGACCTCCCTCTGCCACTTCCTAGGCCCCTTGAAACGCTCCAGCGGCGTTCCCTTCTCGCCCCAAGGGAACGCATACATCACAAACGCCAGAGGGTTATCCCTTATCTGAGGACTCCAGATAAGTGACATCAGCTCCTGTTCCTCTTTGGGCTTGTAGATGGGGGTTTGCATAAGATTGCCTTATGAAGAAATATTTTGCGTTGGCAGTAGAGAAAATTTAACCTTGGCCTTAATGACAGCTTTTTTGGCATCATCTATGTTGACGAAAGTCCCCAAATGATACTGTTTGCCAGATACACGTATGCGCGCCTGCCATGTTCCATTTTTTGTCTTTGTAACATTCTTCACGCCGGATGACGCCCCGCGTGCTGGCGAATTGTGCAAATTGACAGACCGAGTGACAACTCGCAAATTACACAGCCGATTGTCCATTCTGTCTCTATTTATGTGGTCAACATCCCCAGCAGGCCATTCCTTGTGCACATAAAACCATGCCAAGCGATGAGCTAAATATTGCTTACCCCCCATTCCAATAGACCAATACCCCTGCGGAATCTTCCCACCAGGCACTGCGCCTATTGGCCTTTTCCACCAACGCATACGCTGCGTAAACAACCCAGTCTCTGGGTCGTAATGCAGCAAGGTCGTCAAATAATCGTGTGTCAGATCAAATTTCATCACGCAAATTTAACATGTTCTTAAATATTAAAGAACAAAAATTTTTGCAAAAATTTCTCGTGGGGGATGGCCTCCACACGGCCCGATGTGCAGGGCCCTACCCCCCCCCTTCGATTCTCGAACGAGCATAGGCACAGCAGGCATGGGTCTATGCGTAGCGTGCATGAGGTGACGAGGCTAGCTAGATAGCGTGTGTGCGCGGGTACTTTTTCTTTGTCAAGTACGCACCTAGTGTTTCCCCTAGTGTTCTTTTGCAAAGCAATCGTTTACATTGGAACCACTGCGCAACACGACATCCGAACCGCGCAGCAACTTAAAGGAAATGATCATGCTGAACCCCAAAAGCGCCCCACGATTCAAAATCGGCACCACCTACAAACCTATCGGCAGGAAGCACGCTTCTGTGTGTACTGTTGTGGACATTTACACCACTACAAACTTGGCAGGGGAAATAGTTCGAGTCAACTACGTGACATCGCATGAGTTTTGCGGGCAGACAGTCTTTGAATATGACGTGGGCGATACCACCATTGCGCGCGGCTTGCTAACCGCAGTCACCGCCTAACCATCATAGGAACATCATAGGAACATCATATGAACGTCAAAGAACTCATGGAAATCTTGGCAGACATGCCGCCAGAAATGAAAGTGCTTGTTGAGCGGCATAGCGACTATGACCACGCAGGCGTGGCGGAAATCAAAGCTATTGACAAAGATTTCTACGTAATGAGATGGCACGAATCTTTGGGCGATGGCCCAGAAGTAGAAAATTTTCTCCTTATTGCCTAAATCCAGGGGCTCCGGCCCCATCAAAGGAACACAATGAACTACGAACAAGCTCTTGCCGAATACCACCGAACAAATGACGAGTTGTGGGCTTTCACAATTGATCTTATGGCAGTTCTTGCGCCGTCCTATCCACATATAACCGAGTTAAATGCTGCAAGAGCAGCTCATTCCGAGGCATGGGACAACCTTCAAGCCGCTCGATCTGCCAAGCTGGCGCAAGAAAGGGGCAAATCATGAAGAACCCAAACGAATTCTGGTCAGAAGTAGCCTTCGCCCTTATCCTGGGCTCACTCGCCGGATATGTCCTAGCAATCTACTTCTAAGGTGCCACCATGCTTAACACAATTCCGACCGAAAGACAAGAGGCGTACGTCTTCGCAATGATCGACATCTGGCTGCCTCTTTTGATGAAGGGGGAAATTGGCCCCGAGGAATTCCGCGCCTTTTTAGCCGAATCATTCTTGAAATTCTAAGGTGCCACCATGCCCCAAACGATCCTGAGCCACCTCCTGAGCCTGATGAACAACCACAGTGCGCCCTTCAAGGTGGCCGCGCTCTTGACTGCCAGGCAATTCAACGTGCCCCAGGTCTATGTTGAGCAACTTTTCTACAGGGGGATCTGATGTGCCCACTATGCAAGTCACCCGGCCGAGTTCTTGAGACGCGTATCAGCAAGCCCTCAGGTGTCAAGCGCCGACGTCTCCAGTGCACTGCTTGCCGTTTTCGCTTCACGTTGCTGGGTGATGCGTATAAGAAATAGAAAAAGCCTTACAGACACTGGGGGGCCCACCTTACAAAATGCACCAAAAGGAGGCCCCTCATGACTTTTGACTTCGACACCAATTTGATCTGTAGCCTACTCGTTTTCTTATCCTTCCTAGTCTCCAACACAGACGACGACGAATAGCCATCAGACTCACCACAAGGCCCCTAGGGGCCTTTTTTTACGTCTCCCCCTGCCCTGACCCATCCTCGATCTGCCGAGGCTCCACAATCTTCGCGTCGATGATCTCACCAGCTATGAGCCGAGCCTTAGCCGCCTCGAGCGCGTCATTAATACTAATACCAGTATGTACTATCTCGTGTTTCTGAGTTTCTGCCCACCTCATTTGTGTCTTAGTCCACCATATAAGTGAGCCAGTATCTCCGGCCATCGCCTTATCAAATAGAGTCTTACCTATTTTTCCATTTGCCTTTGCTCGGCCCAACTCCAATTCCCTTTTGAAGTGAGTCCGCAATGTATCGATGTGAATGCCGTCTCTCACCATGGCCGCAATACTCTCTTGCTGCAATCCAAACCCCGAGAGTTTCTCGACCATCTCGCGTTCTTCATCAGTCGGCACAAGCGGAGGCTGACCAGCTCCAGGCCTCGCACCACCCCATCCAAACTTTTCTTGTTTTGGAGTTTCAAAATCCTCATCCATGTTAGTGCCTCCTAACTTTGCTGGTTGGTTGGTTCACAACTTATCCATTTCAATAAATGCCACCTTTTTGACGTGCGATTTTGGTGCCGGGTTGTCTGAGTCCCACAACCGCATTTCACGTCCCTTAGGGCTGTTTAAAAGAGCTTCACGGCTAGCCTGGTGACTGGGACAGAGTTCATCATCTGTGCATTCTTCGCAGCCTACAGAGGCTTCTTCAATTTGTTGCTCAAACTGATAGAAAAGATCATCTCGTTTTTTGCTCCAGTCCCTCCAAGCAAGATTGAATTCTTCTGATTCATGAAGCAGCAGCAAATCGTCAAGGCTTCGAATTTTGTAGTTCGCTGGCGCCCGCCCGACTGGCTCCGTCAATTTCTTGATGGCTCCTGCTTTTTCCAATCTCTTGATCGCAAGCATGACTGACTGCTTTGTGGTTCGCAAGGCTTGAGCTATGTCGTCATAGCTAGCTGAAAATTCTCCGGTCTTGTAATTTGCTCCCGTGGCAATCAGTGTCAAGACACGTGCGTCTGTTCCACTGAGCTTGGCATTCTTAGCCATCCATCCAAGCATGTTCAAAGTCTCTTTGTAGTCCATTGATTCAATCCTTTGCTTGTTAGTTCATCTAAACTTATAGCCCCCCGCAGGGGCTATAAGTATAAGATTAACTTACGTTAATCTTATACTTATAGTAGAGTCTAAATTTCCTATGACTCTACAGAGTTCGTCTTTAACGCTACTGCAACTTGATTGTACACTACATGTGTCCGTGTTTAACGGTACGTAAAGTTTTTTTACACAAGAAGTGAGGCTTAAATCCTTCTTGTGTTGTGTTTTTCACGTAGTGTACAAATTTTGATTGACTCAGAACCATTAGAAGTTAAATTTTTCAACCCTTGTTTGACAAGATCTGCAAGGAAGTTATCCACAGGTTATCAACAACAATCCATCCATGTTGTGCGGTTTTTATCATGTCTGCGCTTAAGAGCGGCCCGATCATTTGGCCATCTGGCTTGCACATGGATTCGGCTTTTGATTGCTTGAATCCGTCGTTGCTTATCAAGAAATCTAGGAGTGCCGACCGTGACAAGTAGGGCTGGCCGATATGGGTTTCGCAGTGTGATTTGCACCAAGCACGCTCAAATCTTTTGCGCGCTGCAACAAATTCTGAGTCTTTTATTGAGGCTGTATCAGCAGCTTGCTCGTCATGTACTGCTACGCATGTAGTTGCGGTTTGGCCAAATTTAGTAACTCCCATTTCAACGACTTCTAGGCGGAAGTAGATCGCTTCGCCTTTGCCGGGCAACTCACGTTGTTTGGTGACTGAGGCTGAACGGATGCCGTCCTTCTCTGCTACCTCGATTTCGG